AATGGCCGCGTGATGCTGGACAAGGTGATCGACGTTACCACCGCGGGCCAGCTTGAGGGCGGCAAGGCGGTTCTGGCGGCCATTGAAAAGGGCGAGCCGATTCACACCAGCACGGGCCTGCTGTGCAATCTTGACGCCTGCAGCGCTGATCAGCCCGACGGCGCCAAGCACATCGCCCGCAACATGGTGTTCGACCATGACGCCATTCTGATCGGTGAAGAAGGCGCAGCGACCCCGGAACAGGGGGTCGGGATGCTGGTCAACGGGCAACAGGTCGAGGTCATCAACAGCGACCTTGCCGAGCGGGCCGAGCGCGAACTGGACTGGGCGGTGGAACAGGTCGCGCGGGCGATGGAAGCCCGCGCCAAGCTGCCAATGCTGGCACGCATCAGAGACACCCTCCTGTCGCTCCTCGGGGCAGGCGAAGGGCAACCCGCCGAGGACGAAACCGAAACAAAGGAGCAAACCATGGCTGATGAAAAGCAGCTTGAGACGCTTTCCGCGAAGGTCAACGCCCTCGAGGAAATGCTGAAAGGTCTGGGCAGCCAGATCACCAACGCCGTCGCCGCCGCCGTCAAGCCCCTGACCGATGCGCAGGCCGAAATGCAGGCCAACGCCAAGGCCCAGGCGGAAGCCGAAAAGGCCGAACTGGTCAACAAGGTGGTCAAGGCCAACATCCTCCCCGAGGACGTCGCCAAGACCTTGACCAATGAGGCGCTGCGCGCGCTGGCCCCCAAGGCCGAGCCCGGCACCGCGGCGGCCCTGAACGCGGGCGGCTTCGGCACCGGCAAGGATGAGTGGGCGGGCTACAGCCTGAACGCCCTGATCGAGGAGAAAAAGTGATGGCTGGCAATGTGATCCATCGCGGCCCCGTTGGCCGTCAGGCGCTGACGATCAACAAGGAAGTCGCGGGCGCCTATCTGCCCGGCACCTTTGTCGAGGACACCGGCACCGCCCTGTCGCAGATCACCACGGCGCTGGCAAAGCGCCCGCTGATCCTGTCGAACGCGGAATTCCTCGGGCAGGACGTGGCGACGGCCTACACCTCCGGCGATACCGGTGTGGCCTATGAGCTGGAACCGGGGCAGGTCTATCAGGCCCGCGTCGCCGCAGCGACTTACGACAAGGGCGCGCCCCTGACCATCGCGGCCTCGGGCCGTCTCGCCGCCGCCACCACGGGCACCCGGGTCGTGGCATATTTCGATGACACCCCCGGCGCCAAAAGCGCTGGCGACCTCTGCGATGTGATCATCGCGGATGGCTACATCGCGGCCTAAGGAGGGCTGACACATGCTTCGTTTTACCGATGAGCAGCAGCGCTTCGTTCTGGCAAACCGCGCTGCCTTCAACACCAGCCAAGCCGCGATGAATGCCGCCTATGGCGGCGGCGGGCTGATGGGCAACGCGCTGACCCTGCCCAAGGACGTGTGGGGCCAGTGGGACCGTGAGGGCGTCGAACTGCAGCGCTCGCTGCTGACCGTGTTCAATGACCTGGCCGCGACCGTTTCGACCCCGATGCCGATTGGCAAGCTGATCCACTACTTCCAGACGATCAGCGACAGCGGCTCGGCCAATGTCTCGCTGGATGGCCGCTCGAATGCGCGCACCGATCAGCCGACGTTCAATTACTTCGGCACCCCGCTGCCGATCATCGACTCGACGTTCAGCTATGGCTGGCGCCAGGTCGCGGCGGCGCAATCCGAGGGGTTCCAGCTGGACGCAGCCGGTCGCATCAACGCGATGCGCAAGGTGGCAGAACAACTGGAATCGGCGGCGCTGGACGGATATTCCACCATCACCGTCAACGGTCAGGCGTCCTATGGCCTGCGCAACCACCCCAAGCGCAATACCCGTTCGACCGGCGTGACGCTGAACGGCGCAACCGGCGCGCAATGGCTGGCCGAAATCGCCGCCACCCTGAAGCTGCTGCACGGCGACAACTTCAAGGTTCCCGCGACGCTCTATGTGAACTGGGACGACTGGTTCTATGCGACCAGCACCGAATTCACGACCGGATACCCCAAGACCATCGCGCAGCGCGTGCTGGAACTGGGCGGCGTGCGTGAGGTGATCCCGTCCGACAGCCTGGCCGCGAAGGAAATCATCGCCATCGTGAAGGATCGCCGCGTGGTGCAGGTGCTGAACGGGATGCCCATGGCGATCACCGCCAAATTCCGCGCCAACCCGCAGGACGACTACGATTTCGTCGCGATGGCGGCGGCTGCGGTCGAAATCAAATTCGACGCGACCGACAAGTGCGGCGTGGCGCATTCCACCTGATGATTTGAGTGAGGGGCCGGGCAATCGGCCCCTTTCCTGAAATCACCCGGAAAATGGAGAACCGCTATGAAGGTGAAGGTTACGGAACAGGGCGTCTATGACGCCAACGGCGCGCGCGTCCCGGTGGGGACCGTGATCAATGTCAAGGGCGATGCTCTGCCTGGTTACCTGATCGGCAAGGCCCAGCCGCTGGATATCGCACCCCGCGTCGCGGTCACCAATCCCAAGGAGACCGAAGAAGAACAGCCGGGCGAAGAGGCCTGATCCATGGCGCTGGTTATCGAGGACGGCACGGGCGCCTTGGACGCTGAGAGCTTCGCCACTGCGGCCGAGTTCGACGCCCATTGCCTAGCCTATTTCGGGGCCAGCGTTTCCGGCACCGATCTGGCAAAGGAGGCCGCCCTGCGCCGGACCTTCGTCTTCATGGCCGCGCTGGAATGGCTTCCGGGCCTGTGGCCAACCTTTGGCGGGTCCATCCCGGCGCAGGTCAAGCTGGCGCAGTCTGTGCTGGCACGGGCTGAGGCTGGCAAAGTCGGCATCCTGTCGCCTCAGATCACGCGGGCCGGTCAGAAGGTGCTGACCGAAGTCAAGGGCGTCCGCTGGGAGGTCATCGGCGACAAGGCGACCGTCGAAGCATCGCGTCCGGTTGTGACGATGGCGATGGATCTTCTGCGGCCATATCTTGCCATGGATCCGGCCCGCGATGCGCCGATGGCATTCGGTTTCAGGAGCATCGGGCCATGCTGAATTGGGATGAGATTGCCGCCGATGTGGCCGAAGGCATGGCAGAGGCCGGGTTCCCGGTGACGATCACGCGCCGGATTGGCGACGAGGCCAGCTATGACGTGATGAGCGGCGCTTATGCGGCGTCAGAGCAATCCATCGCCGGCTGGGCCGTGGTTGCATCAGACACGCCGATCCGCAGCGAGTTCCCGGGCTATGTGGCGGGGCCGTCAGACGAGCTGCTGATGATCAACGCCTCCGACCTGCGGGAAAACGACCGGATCACGATGCAGGGCCGCAACATGATCGTGCGCAAGGTCAAGGATCTGACGGGCGCTGCGTTCCTTTGGCATGTGGTGGCGCGTTAGGGGTGGAAGCCCTTGCGATACAGATGCTCCCTGATGACGAATTGCGCGAAATCTTCGTCTGACAGCGTGGTCTTGCAGGCCCGCTTCAGGGCGCGCAGGCCCGTCAGTTCTTCATCGGTGAGTTTTAGGCGGAAAACATGGCGCGGCTCCGGCCCGCGATTCTTGGGCGGCCCATCAGCTTCGGCCTTGGCGATCATGGCGACCTGCAGTGTCGCCAGGCTGAGCATCGCGGTTTCGAGGGTGTTGGCGTAAAAGCCACCGGCAGGCCAATCACCGAGCGCATTGATCGCCGCGGCGACGCGCTCAAAGGCTTCATCGTAGGTCACGCGCTTCGACATGGCGCGCAACCTATCACGGCGGCAGGATTTTCGGAATGGCGGTTTCTGCGCGGGAATGGCGGCTGCTGGAAGAAAAGCTGGCCGCGCTGGAACCCGCCGTGCGCAAGGCGTTCATTGAGGCGGTCCAGCGGCGCGGGGCTGGGGTGGACATCAAGGCGCTGGCTGCCCTGATCGAGGCGGGCCGAATCGCCGATGCGCTGGATATGGTTCGGGTGCCGGATGCGTGGGCATCGCCAATCTCGGAAGCTGTCCGGGCGTCTCTGGTCGCGGGCGGGCAGTCTGCCGGTGAGCTGATTGAGGTCGCCCTGCGCGCGCAGTTCGGCTTCGGGGTGAACCCGCGTGCCGAGGCATGGGCGCGGGACATGTCGTCGCGGATGATCGAGGGGGTGAATGAAAACCTGCCCGAGATTCAGGGCTACATCGAACAGGCAACGGGCAAAGGCATCCCGGCCCGCGCCGTGGCGCTGGATATCGTCGGGCGCATGGATGCCACCAGCAAGCGGCGCACAGGCGGCCTGCTTGGGCTGAACGGGCCTCAAACTGCCGCGGCGATCCGCGCCCGCAGCCAGCTTGAACAGCTTGACCGCGGGTATTTCAACCGAAAGCTGCGGGACCGGCGCTTTGACTCTGTGGTGCGCCGCGCCATCAAGGCCGGGAAGCCGCTGACCACGGCGGAAATCGACCGGATCGCGGGGCGCTACAAGGACCGCCTGCTCAAGCACCGCGGCGACGTGATCGCCCGCACGGAAACGCTGAACGCCCTGCGCGCCGGGCAGCATGAGGGCTTTCGGCAAATGGTCGAGAGCGGCCTCATTGATGGCGTGACGGTCAAATGGCAGGCCACGGCGGACGGTCGCACGCGGGACAGCCATGTCGCGCTGAACGGAACGACGATCAGCATGGGGCAGATGTTCACCAGCCCGGCGACGGGCGCGCAGATGGAGTTCCCCGGCGATATTGCCCACGGCGCGCATGGTGAGGACGTGATCCAGTGCCGCTGCGTCGCGATCTACCGGGTGGAGCGCAGGAAATGACGGGCACCGCGCGCGAGTTCACGATCCAGCTTGAGCGCGAGTTCGCCGCCACCATGGATGAGGCGCGCCGCGACGTGGTATATCTGGCGACAGAAGGTCTGGCGCTGGCGCAGGAGAAATCGCCGGTCAAGTCTGGGCAGTTCCGGGCGAATTGGCTGGTGAGCATCGGGGCGCCCGATACCACCGTGCAGGAAGGCCCGGGGCCGGGTCATGCCGCGCGATCCTCTGGCGCCCTGTCGGCCTATGCCGCGCAAGACGGCTTCCCGATGATCTACCTGCAGAACAACCTGCCATATGCCTCGCGCCTTGAGGATGGCCACTCCAAGCAGGCCCCGGGCGGCGTTGTCGGCCTTACCGCAGCCGAGCTTGCGGCGATCTGGAACGGAATGCAGGCATGAGCGAATACCAGTTTGGCGGCTATCAGCGCGAGCGCATCGCGATTGAGGCCTTCTTTCTTGCCCGGTGGGTGGAGTTCACCGAGGGCTGGGCGGAACAGGTCAGCGTTGCGATGGACGGGCAGGCGTTTGACCTGCAGGACGCCAGCGGCAACCCGATTTTCAACCGCATCCGTCTAACCATCAAGTCGGGCGCCGTGCTGCAAGGGTCTATCGGGCGCACGCTGAACCGCATCGACCATATCGGGACGCTGACGGCCACGATCTACACCGAGGGCGGCAAGGGGTCAGCGACATGGCGGCGCTATGCCGAGCAGCTTCAGGACATGCTGCACGGCGTCAGCATCGAGGATGATGGTCAGATCGCCAGAACCACCGAGGCCGTGTTCCTGCGCTTCTCGCCGCCGCAACTGGCGCCGAACGAGCACCCCTATATCGCGGCGGATTTCGACGATCCGCCCTACCACATCACCAACGTCGTGGCGCCCTTCGTGCGCTACGGTTTCAGATAGGAGCACCCCATGGCAGGCATCGCCTCGTCGCAAATCCGCTCTGCCTATGTGGCGGAGGTCACCCCCGGCACCACCCCGGCAACCCCTGGCTTCAAGACGCTGCACCGCCCCGCGCGGATGAAGGCTGACGCCATGCCGGAATTCGGCCGGTCGCTCATCTCCAAGGGCGCGCGGTTCGGGCACGGCATCAACGGCATCGACGTGACCGGCACTCTGGATGGCCCGCTGATCTATGGGGTTTACGATGACCTGCTGGCGACGCTGCTTCAGGGGGCGTGGGCGACCAACGTCCTGAAGGACGGCAAGGCCCTGTCGTCGGTGACGGTGGAAAACACCCTGCCCGCGGGCGTGGGCGGCACCAA